ATCCAATTGGTTCAGATATTCCAAAAAAAACTTGGAGTAAAATTAAGATTTCTCCATTATTCATATTGAAATATTTGACAGAAATTAGTATACTTCATAATATACATGTAATGTTCTGCGGTTCCGCTTCTTGGGCAGAAAAAACGGCTTTATCTATAATGAAAAGAGTTTACGAAATTCATGGTAAAAAATAGCAAAATAAAGTTTGATGATGCTTGGCTAGGATTAGGAGACTTATCCACTCTAGAAATTAAAAATAATCCTATGATTAATAGGATTAAGCAAGATATAGAAAATCCAGATAGACACCTGCTAAAAATTATCAGAGATCCCGAATATTTCGGAATCACTTGTAAGTTACTATTCGATATAGAATTGCATCCTATGCAAATTGTTTTATTGCAAGAATTTTGGTATAGACCATTTCCTATGTATATAGCTAGTCGTGGTTGGGGTAAGTCTTTTCTTTTAGCTTTATATTCTATACTGCGTTGCGTATTTAATCCAGGAACTAAAATAGTTATTGTTGGTTCTGCATTTAGACAGAGTAAAATCATTTTTGAATATATGGAAAATATATGGAGAACTAGTTCAATATTGAGAAGTATTTTTAATGGAAATAGTGATGGTCCTAGACGCGATGTTGACAGATGTACTATAAGATTAGGTGACAGTTGGGCTGTTGCTATTCCTATGGGTGATGGTAGTAAAATTAGAGGATTAAGAGCTCATATTATTATAGCAGACGAATTTGCTTCCATTAGTCCAGATATTTATGAAACTGTTGTTGCTGGCTTCGCAGCCGTTTCTGCTAATCCAATAGAAAATGTTAAAGAAGAAGCTAAAAAACAGGCCATGAAAGAGGCTGGCCTATGGAATGAAGAACTAGAAAGTTTAGAATATAAGATGGGAAATCAAGCCATAATTTCTGGAACAGCTGATTATTCATTTAAACATTTTGCCTCGTACTGGAGAAGATACAAGTCTATAATTGAGAGTCGTGGTGAAAAATATAAATTAGAACAAATATTTAATGGTGAAGTTCCATCTAATTTCAATTGGAAAGATTATAGTATTATTAGAATACCATACGAATTAATTCCTGTTGGCTTTATGGATGATAAACAAGTTGCTAGAGCTAAAGCTACTATTCATTCTGGCATATACAATATGGAATATGCTGCTTGTTTTACTTCGGACAGCGATGGTTTCTTCAAAAGAAGCTTAATTGAAAGTTGTGTTGTTGGAGATGATAAAGAAATAATTTCGCCTAATTCTGGGAAAATTGTTTTTGATGCAACGATTAGAGGAGACAGTACAAAACAATATGTTTACGGTATCGATCCTGCTTCAGAAAAAGATAATTTTAGTATAACAGTTCTTGAAGTGCATCCCGATCATAATAGAATAGTTTATTGCTGGACTACAAATAGAACTAATTTTAAAGAACGACAAAAAACAGGATTAATACAAGACCATGATTTTTATGCTTTTTGTTGTCGTAAGATTAGAAGCTTGATGGAATCTTTTCCACCAATTCGTATCGGCATAGATGCTCAGGGTGGAGGTGTGGCAATAGAAGAAGCTTTACACGATCCAGAAAAGTTAAAAAATAATGAAAAATTAATTTGGCCAGTTATAGACTATGATAAGTCTAAAGATACAGACGCCCAGCCAGGACTTCATATATTAGAACTTGTACAATTTGCCAGAGCAGATTGGACTGCGCAAGCTAATCATGGATTAAGAAAAGATTTAGAAGATAAAGCACTTCTTTTCCCTAGATTTGATAGTCTTACTTTGGGTTTAGCATTAGATCAAGAAGGAAAAGATATCTTAGACGCTGATCTGAATCCATTATATGATAGTTTAAGCGAATGCATATTAGAAATAGAAGAACTTAAAAATGAATTGACAACAATAGTTATGACACAAACTAGTACAGGTGCTGGTTCTAGAGATAGATGGGACACTCCAGAAATAAAAACCGCAAATGGCAGAAAAGGACGATTGAGAAAAGATAGATATAGTTCTTTATTAATAGCCAATATGTTAGCCAGACAGATTGCTAGAACATTGTCTCCTGTAGATTATAATGTAATAGGTGGAGATGTAAGAAAAATTGTTAAAAATGATGGAGCATTGTATAAAGGGCCAGAATGGTTCACATCTGCCGCAAATGATTTATCGATATATGGAGGCATTTATAGAGAATAAAGGTGTATACTTAATAGTATTGCATTGATATCACAATTTAATTAAAATTATGACAAAAAAATATCCTAAAAGCGAATCCGAAGAAATTAGCCACTTAAGTAACGAAGAAGCTTACGTAACGTGGGGAGAAGATCTGGAAAGCAAACAAAATGCGCTCAAGACAGCGTCTGAGTCATTATCAGAGTTTAATCCAATTGAGAGAACCACCGCTAGACGTACTAGATTAGATTTTTCTAATCTGGATAGTAATGTCAGTGGTCGTCCTGGTTTGACCAGAATGGATTATGATGCTTTTCGACCAGAAGAAGCAGTACCAACAAAAATTAAAGCTATTATTAAGCATGCTGATAGAATATATCAGAAAGTTGGATTAGTTAAAAATGTTATAGATCTTATGGGTGATTTCGCTTGTCAAGGGATAAGAATAGTTCATCAAAATAAAAGAATAGAAAGATTTTATAAAGCATGGTTTAAAAAAGTTAGTGGCAAAGACAGAAGCGAAAGATTTCTCAATAATTTATATAGAACTGGAAATATTGTTATCAATAGACAAACAGCTAAATTAAATAAAAAAGCTATTGATAAAATGTATAAAGTAACAGCTAAAGATTTTGATATTAAAGATATAGATGATGATATAGACTTGTCAAGAAAAGAAGTTCCATGGAGATATACTTTTATAGATCCTGTTTATGTAGATGTTTTAGGTGGGTCATTATCTTCTTTTGTTTCTAAAAAGATATATGGTGTGACACTACCTTCAAATCTTAGAAAGATTATTAATAGTCCAAAAAATGACTCAGAATCTAAGATAGTAGATCAGTTGCCATCGGACATAATTGAAGCGGCAAAAACTAGAAAGCCATACGTGCTTAATAGTGAAAAAACTGTTGTTTTTCATTATAAAAAAGACGATTGGCAAATTTGGGCTTATCCTATGATATATGCTATTATGGATGATATAACAGTTATAGAAAAATTAAAATTAGCTGACATGTGCGCTCTTGACGGAGCCGTATCTAATATAAGAATTTTCAAGTTAGGAAACTTAGATCACAAAATAGCACCAACAAAAGCAGCGGCTTCAAAATTATCTTCTATTCTTGGTAATAATGTTGGTGGAGGAACTATGGATCTTGTTTGGGGTCCAGATATAGAATTAATTGAAAGTAATAGTAATGTGCATAATTTTCTTGGTGAAGAAAAATATAAACCACATCTTAATAGCATTTATGCTGGGTTGGGCATACCTCCAACATTAACAGGAACTTTTGGAGCAGCAGGAACAACGAATAATTTTATATCATTGAAAACCCTAACCCAAAGGTTACAGTACGGTAGGGATGTACTAATTAGTTTTTGGGAAAAAGAAATTGAACTAGTACAAAAAACTATGGGTTTTAAATATGCTGCAAAAATAGAATTTGATAGAATGGACTTAAGTAATGAAGATGCAGAAAAGGCGTTATTAATTCAGTTAGCTGATAGAAATATTATTAGTGATGAATTGTTGCAAATGAAATTCGGTGTTGATCCTAATATGGAAAAATCTAGACTAAACCGAGAAAATAGAGACAGAGATGCTGACAGAATGGTTAAAAAATCTGGCCCGTTTCATGATGGTAATTTTGATAATAATCTCAGAAAGATAGCACTACAATTAGGCATCGCTACACCTAGTCAAGTTGGTTTAGATTTAGAACCTAATAAGCCTGGACAAAAAACAGCCATAGAAATGAAAGCAGCGGTCGGACCATCGAATAATCCAAATAGTTCTCCAACCGGCGTTCCTGGACAAGGAAGACCAAGAAATACAAAAGATTCACAACAAAGAAAAACTAAAGATTTCGCACCTCAAACAGGAGCTAGTCTATCAATTTGGGCTAATCAAACTCAGGATAAAATCAGTGATATAGTTAATCCTTTGATGTTGGAGTTTTATAATAAAAATAACCTGCGTAAACTATCTGCTAATGAATCAAAAGAATTGGATAGTTTTAAAACTAAGATATTATTCAATATATCTCCAAATGACAATATTGATGACGTTTCAGTTTCAAAAGCTATAAATAATATTAATTCTAATGAAACTAGTGTATTATTAGATAATGTTAACAAATTAATAAGTTCTATTACATATGAATTAAATAGGGCTTTAACAATTGATGAAATTAAACACATTAAATCATTTGTTTATTCAAAAACATATTCATAAAATAGAAAGCAATAAATTATATGAAAATATTCCAACAAGAATATGATGATGGTATTGATGAGATAATACTCTCTAAAGCCAGTTTTTCGTTTGCTTCTGTTTTAGAACCTTGCAATCAGATTATTAAATCTAGTAAGCAATTTAGATCCATAGCTTCTGTTGATGATAGTGATTTGTACTATACTCAATCTATTTTAGTAACAAGCAGTTGGAATAAAAATGATGATATTTTTGATAAAAACGAAGTTTGGGCAGCTAGACATAGTCCTGAACATAAGCCTACTAATTTAGAACATGACGAATCTGTTATAATAGGCCATATAGTATCCAATTATCCGATAACAGAAGATGGAATACTAATAGATGAAAATACTCCTATAGAAAATTTGCCAAATAAATACCACATATTAACCGGTTCTGTAATATATAAATCTTATACTCAGCCAGAACTTAGAGAAAGAACAGAAAAACTGATCAGCGAAATTGAAAACGGTACAAAATATGTTAGTATGGAATGTTTTTTTAAAGGGTTTGATTACGGTTTAATAGACAAAAGTTCTAACGAGTTCAAAGTTTTATCAAGAAATAATGATACTGCTTATTTAACTAAATACCTCAAAAGCTATGGAGGTTTAGGAGAATATGATAACTATAAAATAGGCAGAGTCTTAAGAAATATAACATTTTCTGGAAAAGGATATGTTGACAAACCAGCTAATCCAGATAGTATAATATTTAGTAAAGAAGATTTTAAATTTTTAAATGCAAAAACAAAAAATAACGATTTTTCAAAATCAGGTGTAAATATTTCTCAGTCACTCGAAAATACGGAGAATAAAAAAATGAGCGAAAAAGCTGAAGAGATTACTGTTGATTGCTCAGAAGCCACCAAGGCCGCAGAAGCAGCTCAGCAAACTATAACACAAATCACAAAAGAACTATCAGATGCTAAAGCTTCTCATGAAGAGGTTTTAGATAGTATTAAATCTGAGAATACAAGATTAGCTTCTGAGTTAGAAACTTTAGCTAAAGAGAATATGGATGAAAAAGAAAAGATGAAAAAAATGGAAGAAGAAAAGAAAAAAATGGAAGCTTCTATTTTAGAACTAGAAAACAGATTAAACGAAGCCAACGAAGCAGTTGCTGCTTATATGAAAAAAGAAAAGAAAATGATGAGAAAAGCAGCTTTGGTTGAGCATGGTTTTTCTGATGAAGAATTAGAGAGTGCTATTGAAAAATTTGATAGTGTAGATGATGAAACATTTGCAGCTATGACAAATATGCTCAAAATGAAAAAAGATAAAGAAAAAATGGCTAAAAGTAATGAAGAAAAAACAGATATTACTGAAGCCTTAGAAAATGTAGAAGAAACAGAAGAAATCGTTCCTGTTGTTGCAAACCAAGAGGAAGATGATTCTGTTCAAAATACTCGTGCTGCTTTAGTTGATTTTGTTTATAACAGATTAGGCAAGAAACTCAATAAGGGAGAATAAAAATGGCTCTTAAACCAGATCGTATCGAACAATTAACCGATATTTCATTTCATATGAATGTAGTTGCTGAACGTGGTGGCGTTGTCAGCTATGTTCCTGGCTCTACTGGCGTAGGAGCATCTATGGATGATTCTAATGCTGTTGTTGAGTATGCTGCTGACGCATTTGATGCTAGACCAGCTGGTGTCCTATTAAATGATGTTGTTAATATTGACCAAACTAGACAGCATCTTAATTGGCACAAAGATGAAGTTCAGGTTGGTAGTAAAGTCACTTTGTTAAGAATTGGTCAAGTTACAACAGACCAAATTGATGGCGATCCAGTTGCTGGTGACCCAGCTTATGTTGGTCCTAATGGCACGATTTCAACAACAGGTGGTGCCAATATTGTACAAATAGGAACTTTCTTAAGTGGGAAAGATTCCGATGCTTATGCAAAAGTTTCAATTAATCTTCAATAATTAACGGAGAAATAAACATGTCAGCTAATACTTCAAGTTTTACACCAACTCCAGAACTAACTGACCTATTAGTTAAGTCTGGTTCTTTTAACAAAGAAGAAGCCTTAGGTGCTAACGCAGAATTTGCTAAAGCTCTTGAACTTCCTCTTAGACAAGGCATTTTAGATGGAAATATTTTGGATAATATTTTTGAGCCAATAGTATTAGCTCAAGGTGCAACTCCAGAATTTCCATTAGATTTCCTTTCTCCTGGTACAGAGAGAGATTTCGTAGCTTATACAATTCCTAATCATGGATATATTCCAGAGAGACATGTCGAAGGCGATTATGTCATGGTTCCAACATATGACATTGGTGCTAGTATCGACTATCTTTTAAAGTATGCTCGTGATGCTCGTTGGGATGTTGTTGGTAGAGCTATGGAAGTTATGGAAGCTCAGTTTGTTAAAAAGATGAATGATGATGGATGGCATGCTATTTTAACCGCTGGTGCAAACATCGGTGTCACAATTGCTGATGATGAAGCTAATGACGGTCAATTTAGCAAACGCTTAGTGTCACTATTAAAAACAGCTATGCGTCGTTTCGTTGGTGGTAATTCCACATCGGTTAACAGAGGCATGTTAACAGATCTATATGTTAGCCCAGAAGCTATGGAAGACATTCGCAACTGGGGCATAGACCAAGTAGACGAAATTACTCGTAGAGAAATTTATGTTGCTAATGATGGTGGTATTAATCGTATTTTTGGTGTTAATCTTCATGATAGAGATGAACTTGGTGCCGGTCAAGAGTACCAATTATATTGGGAAAATGTTCTACCTACTAATCCTTTACCAGCTGGCGATAATGAAATCGTAGTTGGTTTAGATTTACGTAAGAGAGACAGCTTCATCATGCCTGTGCGTGAACAGGTTCAAATTTTTGAAGATGACACACTTCATCGTCAAAAGAGAGCTGGATTCTACGGATGGGCAGAACAAGGCTTTGCTGTTCTAGATAATCGTAGAATTGTTATCGGCACACTATGATAACTAGATAATAATCATCAACAAATTAAGGGTAGCTTTTTGCTGCCCTTTTTTTGTATACTATTAAGGTGTATAAAAATATAGGAGACACTATATGTCGTGGAAAAGAGAAATTCCTATTATTGTTCGAACATTAATTAATGATTTGGGTCCGGACTATACTTATCCAGACAATAGAATTGTTCAAGTTTCAGTCGTTGCTGCTCAGTATGTGCAGTTTGATGTTAATTTAGATCAAAAATATACTATTAATATAGTTTCCCCAAATATAACCCCTGATCCAACAATTGATCCAAAAGATGAAATATTCATAAGTTTAACCGCACTGAAGGCTGCTTGCATAATAGATCAAAGTGCTTTTAGAACTAAAGCAGCTTTAGAAGGTATCAGAGCTGCTCTAGGACCCGCTTCATTAAGTGTTAGCAATAACAATCTATCAGGATATAAAACTCTGTTAGAGCAAGGACCATGCGCTCTGTATAGAGAACTAACAGAGCATTGGGACGTTGCTAATGCAACCGCCATCAGAGCAATCTTTAGTCCGTTCGTTGGCAATAATTT